GAAGGCTCACCACAGGTCGAGCACACTCCAGCTTAGCGTTATAGCTACCCGAATGACCGAAGTCATGTAGGTAATCCGTTCGCCGGTTAACCTATCTAGGTGTAATTCCTATCAAGGTACGTCAGGATCGATTCTGACTGGGAGTGTGTGCTTTTTATTCCTATGGTGAGTCCTTCGCGCTCGTTTAGGACGGCTGCCGTTCTGGCACCGTCCCGGTTGGGGGTCACTCCCTCAGCTGGAGCTTCCTATGAAGCGTAATGGGCAAACGCGGCCTCCACGGCCGCCAAAACCTCCTCGGGTGCATAAAAGAAAACCCAAACGTCCGTGGGATCCACGGGGTTATCCGCGTACGAATACGACGGAGAGGCGCTTCTATCACACTGTCGACTCACAGTGGGTGGGTATTGGTTCACCGGGCTCTTGCCCGGCGCCAGTCAAAACCCATACTGTTTATAGTGTTAATGTGACAGATAGTGTGTTGCTAGGGCAGTCGCCGAAAGATTACCGGGCTATCATTGCCGCTGGTGGTGACGCGACTTCTCCTATGCATGGGACTAGGCATGCCGCATATGTCCATCATGGTTTTTACCATTATTTTCGGACTATGCAGAGTTATCCATTGGATAATCAATGCCAAAGCGGTTACGCGGAAGGTGCAATTGGAGGTATCCTCCCCTTTCCGAGTGCTATAACCGTGCTCAACCCCGTTGCGGATCAAAAAGCTCGGCAGAAGTTCCTCAACAACGCTCTCCAGGCCCGTAAGGCTTGGCGGGGCGGTAATTTCTTTGTTGAGATCGCCGAGACCATCCAGATGTTTAAGCACCCCTTAAAAGGTCTCGAGGAGGGTTTGCATGCCTTTATCCGTGGAGTCAAGAGCCTTCGTGGCTATTGGGTTCGCGGAGAAATAGAGGCTTATGCTCGCCACCTCGGAAATCTCTGGCTGGAGTACTCATTCGGCTGGTCACCGCTCTTTGAGGATATATCCGACATTAACACGGCCTTACAACGGCTCGTTAGTGGCAACAACGGTGACTCTGTTCGAGTCATCGGAACCGGAACCGATCGTACTTCCACAAAGCCGACACCTTCGACGCTAGCCATTCCTGGGGGTCTTGCGACCCTTTGCGAATGCATGACGTTTTCGAAGTCGACGCAGAGTGTTCGGTATATTGGTTCTATTGTTGCGCGACCCGAAGGTACCTCTCTCATCCAAGATACTTTTGGAATTTCGTACGGCGATATATTGCCGGCCGTTTGGGAGGGTATCCCCTGGTCGTTTCTCGTTGACTACTTCGTCAACGTTCAGGAGCAACTCGACTCTTGGCAGTTCGGACGTTCCGATTTTGGTTTTATTTTGCGAGGCGTTAGAAACGTCTCGGCCAATTATCGGACTTCGTTTTACCCTGTCAAGTCAATACTAGACGCCACCCATTATCAGTTTCAGGGTGGCGGGGGGGCTGCAATGTCCGGAACGACTTACGTCGATCGGGCACCGCAACTTGCACCTCCCTTACCGTCGTTACAGTTTCGGATTCCCGGCCTTGGCTCACTTAAGTGGGTCAATGTTGGGGCTCTTATTGCTCAGATTCAGGGTTCTTCCCCTTATCGTGGCAGACAGTCATTCTAAAGACTGTAGCTGTAGAGACGCCCTTCCATGGTTATCTAGCTACAACGAGGTTTCACATGAGCGTTTCGCTCACTTCACCTGTTACAGGCGGTGCACAGACGGGCTTTACTAGTCCGACCTACACTGTTGTATCCGATCTGGCCCCTCCGGGAAATCCGGGTCGTCAGTGGGTCGTAACAGCACTGGGTGGTACACAAGTGGGTGTAACAACCCATTCCGTGGCCTCTCCCTTTACCATTAACTTCACACGGCCTAGTACGTTCCGAATTCTCGGAACGCCGAATCCTGTGACGGGCGTGGTTTCTGCTGTGCCAACCAATACATGGAAATGTATCGGGCGTAAGGGCGTTCTGCCCTTAGTCGGACAGCCTTTCAAGGTGTTTAATTCTACCTTGACTATGGATGTTCCGGCAGGTGCCGACGTGGCGGATCCCGCAAATCTGCGGGCTTTGTTATCCCTCATGTTCGGTTCGCTTAATCAGCAGTCCGCTGGTTTGGGCGACAGTCTGATCTCTGGTATTCTTTAGTTTCTGACTAGGAGTTTAACCCTCATGATCATTGACCTCGCACTGGCTGCTATCTTTCAAGATAATGTTCATCGTGCAAAAGCTAACGAAGAACTTCGTCTTGCTTGCTCCAGAATTCGTGTTGTTGTACTGAGTTCTGGGCAGATTGAGGATTTCGATTCTACCCCAAGTCAACGGGGCTGCGTCGAAAGTAGCGGTGATTTTCCGCTTTTATCTCAATCAGATAGCCTACTGGACTAATCATCCAGCAGCAGTGTAAAATTCAACCTGGGAGAGTCACCATGCACCTTAGTGCTGATGTTCTTTATTCCTATCTACTTGCCGACTTGGCTTCTGTTATCGATACCAGCTTACCTAGCTGGTCGATTGACTCCACGTCGAAGGAAGTAGCTTGCTACTCTCTTCGAGATAGTCTCCTGAAAAAGTTTAACCAGGAAGACCGCCCGTCCGAGACAGCTTGTCGTTCAGCCTTAGAGAAATTTGAGACTGTCAATCAACGATGTGCTGATTGGTCGCTTGTTTTGGAGTCAACATTGGATGAATTCTTTGTCAACGCCGTTAAGGCCGAGATCGAGAACTTTTGGTTTGTCGAGGGGGTTTCCCCTCTCATCTCCGACTATCGCGAGTTGTACTTCCGCGGTAGAGCAGGTCCGGGCGCTTCTGTTTCTGCCCGTGACTGTGATTTTTATACGAAGATGTTTGACAGCCCTTTATCATCCACCAAGGGTCTCCCGGAGATCTGGGAGCGATGTGTTTCGATGGGGGACCTAAGTTTTGAGGCAGAAGCCTCCAGGTCTCTTGCCCACCCTCACATCGTTGTAGACTACAGCAAATATAGCTTCGTGAATAAAACGCGCACGGTAGCTCGCGGGATCTGTACCGAGCCAACCACTAATATGTGGTTTCAGCTCGGTCTAGCCAATGCCATGGAGGAGCGTTGTAAGCGCCTCTGGGGCCTTGATCTGTCCGTTCAACCGGATAAGAACCGCCTGTTAGCACGTGTGGGCTCTATTGATGATGCGTTGTGCACCATCGACCTTGAGTCTGCATCTGATTCTATCGGTCTCTCCATGCTTCGTCAGTTGCTCCCACGTTCATTCATGGGACTACTCGAAGCATTGAGGTGCCCGAGAACTCAGCTCCCAACCGGGAGGTTGCTGGAACTCAATATGGTCTCTACTATGGGGAACGGTTTTACATTTCCCCTCGAGACTATGTTGTTTGCCGCTGTCGTTCGAGGTGTTGCTAGGGTTGTCGGGTGTAAACTCGACGGCTCGAATTTCGGTGTTTTCGGTGACGATATTATTTGTCCGTCATCGCTATACCGTAACGTGACCCATGTTCTTTCTGTTCTGGGTTTCACGGTTAACGCTTCGAAGTCCTTTGTTGAGGGACCGTTTAGAGAGTCTTGTGGCGCCGACTTCTATGAAGGCGTTAATGTGCGTGGAGTATATATAAAACAACTCCGCTCACGTCAAGATTTTCTCGTTGCCATCAACACTTTAAACAGATGGTCCGCGGTGTCTGGTGTTTATCTTAACCAGACTGTCTGCTACCTCTCAGAGTTTATCGGTCCTTTTTGGCCGGTTCCCTTTGACGAAGCTGACGATGCGGGCCTCCATACTCCTCTTCGCTATATCTCTAGTAAGAGAACGAAGCTTGGGTGCACCCACTATAAAAAGTGGAGCCCTCGTGAGTGGGCCTTCTATATTCTAGGAGGCCAAGTGTGGACGTTTAGAGATCAGGTAAGGCGAAACTATAACCCGGCAGGGTTGTATATAAGTCTCCTGAATGGTAGCATTAGGGGGAGTCGCGTTCTTCTTAGGCAAAGAAGGATACGATACTCTGCGAAGTACGGGAAGACCCCTCGATGGGATTTCCTGCCCCCGCGCCCGATAGAGGGCCTTCTAGGCCCCGATGGGTTCAGGCGTCTGGTTGACGCCTGGCACTGGAATCTTTTAGGTTCCAGTGCTTTTGGTTCGGCCACTATTACTTAAGTGACCATGGAGCGAT